AGGCAACCTTCGCCTTGAAGACGGCGCTGTAAATCTTTCGCTGCTGGCTCATTTGTGGCTCCCGTGTGAGCAGCGAGTTTACCACCTTAGTGTCTGGTCTGAATTTTGGGGAGCATTATAGTTATCGGTATAAACTTCGTTCATATATTTCTTATTTCCCCAGTTGATTAATTTACTGGCTCGCAAGCACAACAGAGTTGCGCTATTGAGTTAGTAAGCTAGTCAGTAATAGGTTCTATGTAGCTGATGAGGGTGTCCTGTTTGAGCTTTTCCCGAAAGTAGTTTTCTGCGCTTTGCTTGTCTGCACTCTCTACTTCGAGGCGAACATATAGTTCATACGTCATAGGTGTGTGAGGTTTCTGCTCGAATGAGCGTTGATTGATTACATAGGTATTATATCGGAAGTATCGGAAGCGTGCAAGGGCGAAAAGTGGATAACTCCATTGTTCACAGCCAGATACAGGAAGTGTTATAATAAAGGGGCTATTAATAGGAAAGGCAAATTATGAACGAAGAAACAAGAACAGAAGTTACCACCGAGACTCAAGAAACACGTCCGGTTGGTACTAGCACAGAGGAAACTACGACCGAAACTACCAGAGTAGAAAACGAATAGTTTTTTTAACAAGTTATGGTGGCGGAAGATAGACGCAACTATGCCTCTCGGAATTGGCTGAGGTGAAGCAAACCCGCTGATGCTCACCGTGTAGGTATCGAATCCTACCCCTAACCAATTAAGTAAATTATTTAAGCCGAATGTAGTGTTTACTCAACAAATATGCCAGCACCAGAAGGAAACCAAAATGCAGCAGGCAACAGCGGAGGGAAAAGCCTCAATGACAGGAAACTAGCCGCTCAAGTGCGGTCTTTAACGTTGACCAAAATTAAGGAACTGCTGGAAATGCCTCCGGTAAAAATGAGCACTGATGATTATGATTTATACAAGGCAGTCTTAATCAAACTATCTGGGACAGTGTTGCCGCGACTTAATGAGGTATCAGGAGAAGACGGAGAGCCAATCAAATACTCTCTGACAGCAATTAACATTATCAAACCAGATGGAGCTGACGTTTTGCCCATCACCGAAACAATTTCAAGCGTGGTTGAATCTGACGGACAAGACAACGACTGAGATAGGTTACGGCGGGGCGGCTTTCGGCGGTAAATCGTATCTGGAATGTTTCTGGGTAATCGCCATGTGCGAGGCGTATCCAGGCACGGGCTGGCTACTCGGGCGCAAAGAACTTTTAAACCTCAAACGCACTACCCTACTTACCTTTTTCAAGATATGCGCCGAGTATGATCTCAAAGCAGGAAAACACTTCACTTATAACCAGCAGTCCAACATTCTTGATTGGCACAACGGAAGCCAGATTTTTTTATTTGATTTAGGCTACCAGCCATCAGACCCTTTATATACAAGACTCGGCGGATTGGAACTCACAGGCGGGGCAATAGACGAATCCAACGAAGTTCCGGTCCAAGCAATCAATATTATAAAAACCCGTATCGGGCGCAGAATGAACAAGGAGCATGGCTTAACCCCGAAGTTGCTGGAAACCTTCAACCCTGATAAGGGACACGTCTACAGCCGATTTTATAAGCCGTGGCGCGAAGGCACGCTTCCTAAATACCGGAAGTTCATTAAAGCCCTTCCGACCGACAACCCTCACACCACTGAAGATTATTTAAACCAGCTTAGGAACTCCGACAAGATAACCAAGGAGCGTTTGTTGTATGGCAATTTCGAGTATGACGACGACCCTACATCCCTCATAGTGTATGATGCAATTACAGACCTCTTTACCAATACTGTTGACGAAGGCGATAAATTCATCTCCGCTGACGTAGCCCGCCAAGGATCAGACAAAATAGTCATCTACGTTTGGAATGGCCTGAAGGTCGAGAGAATAGTCACCAAGCAGAAACAGGGAACGGACGTAACCGCCAACGATATTAAGAAGCTGGAAGAAACGTATAAGGTCCCGCGCTCACATGTGATTATTGATGAGGATGGAATCGGCGGTGGCGTTGTGGATCAGCTCCCCGGCTGCAAAGGTTTCATCGCCCAGACCAAGCCATTTAAAGAAGAGAACTACCAGAACCTCAAGGCGCAGTGTACCTACCAGTTGGCTAAAAAAATTAACGCAAGGGAAGTGGCTGTTCACTGTGATGACCCTACCGTTAGGGAAATGATTATCGAGGAGCTGGAGCAGATCAAATCTAAGGACGCAGACAAGGACGGCAAGCTCAACATCCAGCCCAAAGACAAGATCAAGGAAGTCATCGGCAGGAGTCCTGATTATGCGGATTGCTTATTGTTTAGAATGTACTTTGAGTTTAAGTCGAATCCGCAGTTGATTTATTTAGACCCTGATGAAGATGAGGACTATTGACGCTTTTGTGATGAGGGTTATACTACATACAGATATCATTAATAACCTACCTGTATGCAAGCCTCACAATTCGTGGAGTATAAAGGTCATAAATTCTGGCCCTCAAAAACCAACCCTAAATATTATTACGCAGATTTTCGTGAAGCCGGTAAAAGAAAGAAAAAAGCCCTTCATAGATATATCTGGGAAGAATATAACAATCGTCCAGTTCCAGCCGGATACGATGTCCACCACATTGATGAAAACACATTCAACAATAATCCTGAAAATCTTATCTTGGCTGAAAGGTCATCTCACCGCAGTACGCATCAAGTTCAAAGATGGAGTAACCCCAAATACCAACCTGCCTATTCGAGAGGTTTGGAAAAAGCGCGAGATAAGGCTAGAGAGTGGCATAAGTCAGAAGAAGCCAAGCCACTTCATATCGCACTCGGTAAACTATCTTGGAAGAATAGGCGGCAGCTTGAGAGAGTTTGTCTTTATTGCGGAGAGAAATTTCAATCATTTATCAAAGCGAAATATTGTCAAAACAAATGTTACCAGAACCACAGATACGCTCTTGGAAAAGACTTTGAAACCCGTCTTTGTAGGTACTGCTCGAAAGGATTTAAGGTTAGGAAAAACGAATCTACTAGATGTTGTTCCAAGTCTTGTGCAGGTAAATTGCGGAAGTCAACCAACCTTACAATAAAAAGTAGTAGCCCCCTATCCCCCGCTTTGGGAGATGACACTTATCAATCCCCTCTTCATGAATTTTCAAAATAGTGTCACTACCTTAGGCAGCAGGGGATAGCGAAACACCCTATAAACATTGACGTTTCTGACATTCACATCTTTTTACTAAAAGTACCCCTCTCTCGATTGAAAAACACCGGGGGAGTGGATAACTCAAACAATTAACTTCACCTAAATGGGATTATTCGATAGGTTTCTAGGCAAACAGAAATCATTCAACTTACAAGCATTATCCAAGATAATTTCAGGCGGTGCGTGGTCTAACAATACCTTAATCCATCAATACGAGAAGTCGCTGTATGTCTTCGCCGCCATCAATAAAATCGCTACTAAGATTTCGGGCATTGACCTGAAGCTGTTTGAAATCATCAACTCCAAAGGGGAGGTAAAGGAGTATCCGTCCCATGAGATATTGGACCTGCTCTATCGCCCTAATCCCTACCAAACCAGAAGCCAGTTCTGGAAGATCACGACCATCAACAAGAAGCTGACCGGAGAAGCCTTCTGGCTCAAAATCCGCAACCCGCGAGGCAAGGTAGTTGAGCTATGGAATCTGCGCCCCGATCTGATAACCATCATTGCCGACCCGACCAACTTCATTAAGCGCTATGAACTCGATAAGCTGGACGGCACCCAGAAAGAATATTTCGAGCCACAGGACATCATTCATTTTAAAGAGCCGAACCCGCTCGATATGTATCGCGGGCTGTCTCCATTACTGCCAGCCCAGTCGCGCATTCAGACTGAAGACTTTGCTACTTCATACCAGCGTGATTTCTTTGCCAATAATGCGCGGCCAGATTTCTACTTCACCTCGGAAGACGAACTCACCGCAGACCAGCGAGATGAAATCATGGCGTCATGGGATAAGCGCCATAAAGGGAAAGGCAAGAACTCGCGCCCCGGCATCCTGGCAGGAGGCTTGGCGTTACAGCAGGTATCTCTTTCCCAGAAGGAAATGGATTACATCGAATCCCTGAAGTTCACCCGCGACGATATTATGGTGGCCTTCGGCGTGCCTAAGTCTGTCATCACTACCGATGACGTGAATCTAGCAAACGCCAATTCAGGGCTTCGCAGCTTCTTATCTGAGACCATCAACCCCGAAGTAACAGCCCTTGTAGAAGTTCTCAATGAAATGTTGGTGATTCCAGATTTTGGGGAAAGGTTCTACGTGGACTTTGAAGACCCGACGCCGGAAGACCGTGATATGAAACTCAAAGAATACACAGCCGGTGTGGATAAGTGGATAACCAGAAATGAAATCCGCGAGGAGCTTAACCTTGAGCCAATAGAAGGCGGCGATAGCTTATTTAATCCTCTTGGAGTACAGGCCATTAACGCACCAGCAATGATTCAACAAGAAAACCCCGAAAAGATATTCAGGGGCCGGGAAAACCTACGCCAGAAGTTCCTTATGATTGAGGGTATGGCCGATGAAGTTTATAAGTCAATAAAGAACGAATCCAAGAAGAAAGAGCAGGAAACCCTACTCAAATCCACAGAGGTGCGGGAGCAGTACAAGGCTTTCGTAAACAAGAAGATTGATAAGCGAGCCGAGAAATTTAAGAAGGACGTAGAGTCCGAAAGTCAGAGACAATTGAAGCGCGTTCTGAATAGTCTCAAAAAGGACTACACCGAGAAGGCTAAGGAACCAATCAGCTTTGATCTGAAGAAGGAAAACAAAATCTTCACCGAGCTTGCTTTGCCGTTCATGGTTGATGCCGCTACTGAGTCAGGGCAAGACGCTTTAGATCTGATTGGCATCGGTGAGACGTTTGAATATACCGTAGCTTTGGAAAAGAAACTGAAAGACCGCGCCAAGTTCTTTGCCATATCAGTTAATGACACCACCCTTGAAAAGCTCTCACGCACGCTGGCGGAAGGCATTGAGGCAGGCGAGGGTATTGCCGAGTTATCAAGCAGGGTACAGGCAGTCTACGAAGAGTTCCCAAGCTACCGTTCAGATATGATCGCCCGCACAGAAAGCACCGCCGTTAATAACGAAGGCTTCCAAGAGGCTTATCGTCAAAGCCCGGTTGTGAAATCTCAAGAATGGATTGCTACTAAGGATTCGAGAACTCGTGAGGAACACGTTGAGCTTGACGGTGAGATTGTGAAAGTAGGGGAGAACTTCAGCAACGGTTTGCCATACCCACAAGAAGTGAATTGCAGATGCGTTTTAGCCCCAAGTATCTGACCCCACAATTTAATCTGCTATAATGACGACAAGAGTAGAAAAAATCATTGCATACCTCACGACCCGCAAAGAGCTATTAGAAGAAGCCGAGAAGGGAAGCATCGAAATCAACTTCTCAGGGGAGAAGATAGTGCCCTCCATAAAAGTTTTTGACGATATTCAATAACAACTAATTAAGCGTAACTTTCTAAACAAAGGCGTAGAACTCCATCGAGTTTTGCGCCTTATTTTTTATGAAATACAAACATCTACATGTAGAGATAAAGGGAGTCAACGACGAAACCCATACCATTAGCGGGGTGTTCTCAACTGCCGATGAAGACCGGCATGGCGAGATTGTGGACCAGAAGTCGTGGGAGGTTTCCGACTACTTAAAAAATCCCGTCATTCTCTTTGCTCACGATCATAACCAACCGGCTATAGGTAAAGCGACCAAGCTTTTCTTTAACGGGGATGGCAACCTTGAAGGTGACATTCAATTCGCCGCTAAGGAATATCCGTTCGCAGACATCATCTACAAGCTCTATAAGAACGGCTATATGCGTGCCTTCTCCGTAGGCTTCCAGAATGAAGTTGTGGAGTATAACGAAGAAGAAAACCAAGTAACCCTCAAGAAGAATCACCTCTTTGAAATCTCTACCGTCAACGTTCCCGCCAACCAGCTCGCGCTCGCCAAGTCCAAAGGGATAGACACCACTGCGCTCGAAAAGCATCTGAGCCAGAAAGAGGGACGTGTCCTGTCTGCCAAGAATAAGGCGGTCATCGAGAATGCACGGAACGCTTTAGATGAACTGTTGTCAGCCGACGCAGATAAATCAATCACTCCACCAAGCAACGATATTGCTGGCTTACCTCAAAAGGTCGAAACCCCTCTCAGCAAGGGCGTTCAGAAGAAAAGCACTGCAAAGCTCATAAACCAGGCTGTCCGCGCCCTGATTGCAGAAAAGCGGAATCTCACCAATTAACTCACCTATGAATGAATAAAAAAGATAATCAGTCTAACGAGACTGAAACAGTAGTAACTGAAACTACTGAGCAGACCACAGAAGTTCCATCTCCCGCCGAAAGCTCCACAGAAGAACCTACCGAAGAAGTTGATGAAGTGGCTGTAAAAGCTCTCATCACCAAAGCTATCGCTGAAAAAGTAGAAACCCTCGAAGTCAACGAGAAGATCAGCGCGGCAGCTACCGAAGTAGCTAAAAGCCTTGGCGAACAGCGCAAGAAAGCAATCCACGTCTCTACCAGTCACAAAGTGGATGAACAGGCTCAGACTAAAGCCTTCTTCCGCGCCGTCCTTACCGGCGACACCACCGCTCTGAAAGCCTTAAACACCGGGAACAATGCCGGTGCCGGTTACACCATTCCGAGAGAGCTGTCCCTGGAAATTATCCGCAATGCGGAGTTGGAGTACGGAGCTGCTAGACGGTTGTTTAGCAACTACGTTTTCAATGGCCCCGGCAACACTGTTGACATCCTAAAAGCAGGCGATGGCGTGACCGCTTACTGGACCAATGAAGGAGCTGCGAAATCTTCTTCTCAGCCATCGTTCGCCCTTGTAACGTTGGCCTTGAAAAAGCTCGCCACCATCGTTCCGTTCACCGACGAAATGTTGGAAGACACCGCATTTGACCTGATCGCCTATGTCAAAGAACTTGCCGGTAAAGGATTCGCTAAAGAAGAAGATGCCGCGTTCCTGATGGGAACTGGCACCCCTTACACCGGCCTCATGAACGATACCAATGTGAACATCGTTCGCGTAGCCGGTACAAACCCGAAGGTGTTTACTGTCGATGACCTTCAAGCCCTCATTGACGCTCAACCTTCCAGCTTCCTAGCAAACTCCAAGTTCGCCATGAACCGCTTAGGACGTTCCGTGATTCGTCTGATGAAGGACAGCAATAACAACTTCATCTTCAGCCCCGCTACGGCTGGTAATCCTTCCACCGTGTTGGGTTATCCAGTAGAAGAAGTTGATGTTCTCCCAGACTTGGCTACTACCGGAAACAACAAGCCGATCATGGCTTTCGGTGACTTCAAGACTGCCGGCACAGTAGCCACTAAAGGCTCATTGGCAGTTAAGCAATTGACTGAAGCGACTATCACCGATGTTGACGGCGAAACAGTCCTTAACCTCGCAGAGCAAGATATGACCGCACTGCGATTCGTAGAGCGCGTTGGCTTCTTACTCAAGCAGCCTAAAGCTGTCAGCGTCTTAAAGACTGCTGCCTAATTTTTAGTGTCTCTCTTATCAACTAATAACTCACCAAAATGGATACAGAACTTAAATTAAAGTTCCGCGAACTGGTAGTTACTAACGCGCAAATCAAGGCGTTGGTCGCAACTGATGTAGATATTGTTGAGGCTCCTGGCGCGGGCAAGGTTCACATCCTTGTCGCGGCCCAGATCACCAATCGCTACGGCACTGCCGCCTTCGCTTGGGCGAACGCCGATCACGGAATCACCGTGGGGAACGCTTCATTCGACAGTGATGCTGAATCACAAGCCTTCGTCGAAGCGACATCCCGAAACAGCGTAGAGCTACGAGTGCCAGCAGGCTCAACACCGCTGACAGAAAACCAAGCTATCAAACTCACCGCTTCCGGCACTGGCGAACCAGCGACGGGCGACGGTGACATGGTAGTGCGCGTACTGTACGCAACCGTAGACGTTACCGAATAGTCCTAAACCTCATTGAGTTTAGTTCGAGGGGATGAGCAATCATCCTTTTGGAAGTGAACTTATATTTATGGAAACCCTCACGCCATACACAAAAGCCGAATCGCCTTACAGCAAGCGGACAAGCCCCTATCAGCAAGGCTCGAAACCTTACAGCCCTGGCTACAGCTTAAACCTCTTGTTGCTTGAAGACGGGACGGCACTGCTTTTGGAAACGGGATTAAAAATCAGCTTGTAATAAATAACTTGAAATACTTTGAGTCAGAAAATATCACAACTAACGAGCCTGGAAACGGTACTCGATGCCGATGTACTGCCAGTAGTGAACGGCGGGGCGACGAAGAAGGTCAGCAAGCTAAATTTACTGAAAGAGGTTAACGCCGCAGTTCTCACCAAAGCCTCGCAAGCCGACTTAGACGCACACACTGAAGATGCGTCTATTCATTATGTCCAAGAGGATATCGGCATCACCGAGAGCCAAGTTACCGACCTTGATAAGTACACCCAGGCGGAAACCGATGCGTTGCTCGCTACCAAGGCCGCCACGGGCCACAACCACGCGGGCGTGTACGAGCCAGCCAACGCCAACATTCAGTCGCACATAGCCTCAACGTCTAATCCCCATTCGGTTACAAAAACTCAGGTGGGGTTAGGAAATGTTACTAACGATGCCCAAGTAAAGGTCACTGACATAGGCGTTACAGTCGCCAGTCTAAGCGGCGGCAAGATTCCTACCTCGCAGCTTCCTGCACTTGCGCTGACTGACGTATCGGTAGTGGCCTCACAAGCCGCACAACTTGCATTGACAGCAGAAGAAGGCGACGTAGCAGTACGCACCGACCTGAACAAATCTTATATCCACAACGGCGGCACAGCGGGAACGATGGCCGACTGGAACGAGCTGCTAACCCCGACTAATGCGGTACTGTCGGTTAATGGTCAAACAGGGGCAGTCATTCTTACTAAATCAGATGTCGGATTGGCGAATGTGGATAACACTAGCGATCTTAGCAAGCCCATATCAACCGCTACCCAGTCCGCTTTAGACGCCAAACTAAATTTGACAGGCGGTACAGTCACGGGTGCGCTTACTGTTTCTGGTGGGACATTAACGCTTTCAGATAATGCGGTTAATGCTGCTTCTCTGAGTATTGTTAATACGGGGGTGACATCTGCTTCAATCTTTGGGATTACTGGGCCAGCATCAACAGACATCAATACTGGGAAAGCATTTGTATTCCAAGTGAGCGGTGAAAGTTTTGGCAGGGGAATGTTCTACATGGATGGGAAATACGGGATAGGAAGCGGCAGTGCTGCCAGAGATACTTTCATTTCAAGAAGCGCCGCCAGCGTTCTTAGGGTTTCTTCGGACGGCGGGAGTGGTACAGCAAACCTCGAAGTTACTGGTGCAATTTCCGCAGCGTCTTTGTCTTTAACTGGGGACTTTATCAGCAAGGGTGACTTCAAAAACGTCTTGGCTTACGGAGCTGTAGGCGACGGCACGACTGACGACACCTCGGCAATCAATACGGCAGCCGCAGCAGCCAAGGCGGGTAACGACGTACTTATCATTCCGCCCAAGACTTACAAGATTACAAGCACGATTACGTTTGAATGTGATGTGGAAGCTACTGGCGCGATATTTGAAATAAACAACACCACCATAAATCCTGCCATCGCGGTAGGCTCAACGACTGGCTACATTCGGAGTAGAAATATAAAGCTCCCAACGGTCAAACAGACAGGCAAGACTCTGGCAGGATGGTCTGGTAGTGACGTGGGTATAAAAATACAGAACATCTTAGAGTCTAACGTATGGATTCCTCACGTTAGATATTTCAGTGTTGGCATTTTAATGACCGCGAACGGGACACGAGGCAACGCCTACAACACTTATACGATAGGTCACCTTGAAAACAACCAAGTCAACTTCAAAGGCCAGCCTGCCGACGACACCTCTTGGTTTAACCAGAACACCATGATCGGCGGAAGGTACAGCCACAACTCAACCCTCGAAGGCACGAACGTAGCGGGCGTGAGGCAAATCTACCTTATTCCCAGCAGCTCGTCTGCGTCGGGGATGCCGAACAACAACGTCTTCATGAACCCTTCCATCGAGGGCAATGCACCCGAATATCATATCGAGACAATCGCGCAGTACAACACCTTCTACGACGCGCGGTTTGAAGCCACCACACCGAAGGTTTATTTCAACGAACACAACTCCACCCTACGCTCTCGCTACAACAAGATAGTCTCTGGCTATAACACAGAGAATATCGTTTTTACTGAATCTACTAACTCAGTGGACAACCATGTGTGGTCAAGCAATCGGCTCACTCTTGACGGTGTTGGTGCTGGTAAAGGAATGCTTGTTATCCGCAACCGTAGTTCATCTACCCAACCAGCTATTGTGATTTTGGATACTACGGTTAAGCCTTTATCGGGTAACCCTGACACTGACTACACTATTGGCCTTGCAGCTTCCCAGGTGCTTATTAAGCAAAAAGCGGACACAGAGCCGAGGTTTAAAATAACCACTACGTCTGGCAGGTTAGATTGGGGTACGGGAGGAGTAACAGCAGTTGATACCAATCTCTACCGCTCTGCGGCAGACACCCTGAGAACGGATGATAACTTCATAGTTGGTGGTGCACTTACTCTCTTCACCGACCTGGCAGTTACGGACGGAGGCACGGGAGCTTCTACAGCAGCGGCAGCTAGAACAAATTTAGGGGTTGATACGACAACTAATATTACTGAAGGGGCGAACCTCTATTACACAGACGTGAGGGCTGATGCTCGAATCACTTTACAAAAAGCAGCCGCAAACGGTATCGCTACGTTGGGTGCTGATAGCAAAATCCCGACTTCACAATTACCTGCGTTAGCATTGACTGATGTGTCAGTAGTGGCTTCACAGGTGGCTCAATTGGCTCTCACGGCAGAAGAAGGGGATGTGGCAGTCCGTACCGACTTGAACAAGTCTTACATCCACAACGGCGGTGTTGCTGGAACAATGGCCGACTGGAATGAGTTGCTAACCCCTACTGATTCAGTACTATCCGTGAATGGGCAAACAGGAGCGGTTACCTTAACTAAATCAGACGTTGGGTTGGGGAATGTTGATAATACTTCGGACGCGAGCAAGCCAATTTCTACCGCTACGCAGACGGCCTTGGATGTTAAGGCTGCTGCTGTCCATACCCACGATGACCGTTACTATACAGAGACAGAGGTTAACACCCTTTTGTCTGGCAAGTCAGACACATCCCATAACCACGCTGGAGTCTACGAGCCTGCCAACGCGAACATCCAGTCGCATATTTCCAGCACTTCTAACCCACACTCGGTAACTAAATCTCAAGTCGGTTTGGGCAACGTAGACAATACATCAGACGCCAACAAGCCGATTTCTACAGCAACTCAGACAGCGTTAGACGCGAAGCAGTCTATAAATATGGGTGCGACCTTAATAGATTCACTCCGTAAGAGACCCTTTTTATACAGTGATTTCGTAGCGGCAGGAACGAGTACATCTGACCCTTTCTTGGGCGTGTTAATAGCCTCAGGGACATCAAACGCAACCTCTAATGGCGTAGCTAATGCAAACCATCCTGGTGCAGTTAGATTCCGTTCTTCTACCACAACTAATTCGGGACTCTTTATAGGCACTAATGCCAACCAACTTCTTCTTGCGGGGGATGAGTATTTTGAGGCTATCTTTAGGATAGATACATTAGCACTGAGTACGTTCCGTTTGGGTTTCCACGACACAAATACCAGCTCAGATGCGGTTGATGGAGCATACGTGGAGATAGATTCGTCTGGGATTGTAACAGGGAAAACATCCAGTAACAGTACTCGCTCCTCCACTGCTACAACTTACACAGCTAGTGCTTCAACATGGTATCGGTTACGGGTAGTAGTCAACAGCATGTCGCTTGTTACTTTCACTCTCTATAACGACAGCGGGACATCTCTCTGGACCGACACTTTGACCGCTAACATCCCTTCTGCGAGCGGGAGAGAAACAGGTGCGGGAGTTATCGCTACCAACTCAGGAACGACCGCTGTTGACCTTCTGCATCTCGACTACCTCGCGGTTACATGGGGCAGAGACTTGACTCGATAATAATTAACTCTCATGTTGAATGAAGAACATAGACCAAATCAAAGAAGCTGCGCCCGAAGCCCTCGATCCTGTTGATATCTATCACTAGACGAATCTAACCAGGTTGATATGCTGAATGTAATTAATAAGCACGCCGCTATTGGTGTGACAAGGACAACTATGAAAAAAGTGAAAGAGAAAAAACGACGAGGCAAATTAACGCAGAGTCCAACCCAAGCGCAGCAAGCAGAAAACGCGGAGTTAATGATGCGTGCAAAAGTCGCACGTATTGAACAGTGCTCAATGGAGGTCAACGCGATCCTCGCCAAGTATAACTGCATCATTGACGTGACTATGGTTTTGAAGTCTGGGCGACCACCGCAGACTCAAGCCAGCATTGTTTCCCAAGATTAATTTCCCTTTATGACCGACATCTCAAAAATTGAGAGCTATTTACTAATCACCATAGACGAAGAATTTTACCCCCAGGTAGAGGAGTTTATCGCCGCAGTAACAGCCTATATCGAACGCTACACGGGCAGGACTTTTACCTATGATGCCGAGGCGGAAGCTAGCGAGAGGGTCTATGACGGCAATGATTCAGGCGAACTTTTTATCGACGACGCTACGGAAGTTACTGAAGTAAAAATAGACGATGAAGTTCTGACTGAAGATGAGTATCGGCTGTACCCCGTAAATCGCCTCCCTAAGACGCGAATTATCCTACCCTATAGAACATTCCTCGAAGGCGCACAAAACATCACCGTGACGGCATTTTGGGGCTATGGCGAAGAAATACCGGCAGACCTCGCCTTTGCCGCCACCGTTATGGTGTCTGGAATCATAAACGCCTCTAATTCCCATGACGGAGAGGTCCAGTCAGAGACAATCGGACGGTACTCAGTGACCTACAAGACCGGCAGCACTCAGGAGCATGATTTCCAGAACGCCAAGGAGATATTAAGAATGTACAAGCGTTACTTATGATTGAATCCTACTACGATAAAACCGCTCGGATTGATCGCCTCACCACGACCACCGGCAACAAGAAAGAATTCACCACTCATCTCGCCTCAGTCTCTTGCCATATCCAGCCCATTGACGATTCAAACAGCCAGGATATTCAGGGTGGATTCGGCAGAGAATCGCTGATGTTTTCAGGCAACGTGGATATAGCCGAAGGCGATAGGGTAATCATCGGCTCGGAAGAATACCGTGTGGTGGGAACGGCAGCTTTGGGATTAAGTGGCAGAGTTCACCGGGAGACCCGCATAAGAATATTTAAGTCCTCATAAATGGAAATCTCCATCAAGATTGTAGACATCAACAAATTAAAAGCTGCATTTAAAAAAGCTCCTCTTATTGCCGTTGGCGAATATTCCACTGCCATCGAGCGTTCAGCTTTTAAGATTGAAGGTGATGCCAAACGTGCAGCCCCGGTTAATAAAGGGTCAGGTGGAGGAACCTTGCGCCAATCTATTTCCAGCAGAATGACGGGCAGAGCCAGCGCAGTGATTGAATCACGAGCTAAGTATTCGGCTTATGTAGACCAAGGAACAAGACCGCACATCATCAGGGTTAGAAATGCCAAGGTGTTAGCTAATCGACGGACCGGACAGTTCTTTGGAAAAGTTGTCCACCATCCCGGCACAAAAGCCACCAAATATTTTAGTGGGGCTATTGAAAACAGTATCCCTTATATAAATGCCCAGCTTAAAACTGCCATGCAAAATATTCTTAACTCCATAAACTAATGTTCTCAGAGATACGAACTGCCATTATCGATAAAATCAATAATGACCTCACCAAAATCCAAGTTGCCTACCGCTCGGATCGTTCAACCCTAGAAGGCTTCCCGGCAGCCGTTGTATCCCCTTCCGAAAACGAGGCCGACTACGCTTCTACAGCCAGCGACAAGAGGACGTATGCGTTTAAGGTGAGGGTGTACTACCCGATCAAAGAAGAGAGCGAACACGATTCGGCAGAGGTAGCTCTGGAAGAAGCGTTAGACGAAATGCTTACCGCTTTCTCTACTCGTGATGCTTTAGGAGCGGCCTGTGACTGGATTGCACCAGTACCGAGCGTGTGGCAGTACGAAGAACGTGCCGAAGGGCTATACCGCATGGCGGAATTGACGCTGCGGTGTATCAAGCACATACCCAACCAACCATAAATGTTATACTGAAGTTAATCCATTAAGCTCATTCGAGCAGAAACTAATAAATCAAATGTCTAATGTAAGTACCATCACTCCTGAAGACTTGCAGCGTTATGCGAGTTTGAAGGGCCGTGAAGTTGGCGATGTAATTACCGCCCAAGAACGCTACCAGCTTCAGAAGGAGCATGCCAAGAAGAATAATGAACCCGTGGCGCAAACAATCAACTCGGCTACCGGCGTAACCGGCATTCCCAGCAGCATTGAAGGCGATGAGAGCGAAGCCGAAGAATCCAAAGCTACGCGCCGTTCAAGCAAGAAATAGTTTCTAACAACTCAATACAAGAAACGTAACTCACTTAAATGGAGGCGTAGTCTACTCAAATAGGCTGCGCCTTCTTTGTTTATATGGAAAAAAATTACCCCAACAAGGCTATTTCCAATGAGGATCTAGCAGAACCGAAAACCAAACTGGTCCGGTACACCTTTCCCCACTTCGGCATCACGGTCGAAGCCCAAGACTTGGAGGAAGCGCATGAAAAACTTAAACAACTAATCAAAAAATAAATGGCCTATATCTTAGGTGAAAACGTAAACCTTGGCGTTGGCGGCGAATCCGCAGCAGCCAGGGGAACGCCAGTAGCTCCGTCGTTGTGGGTTCCGGGCAGATCACCGACAGGCATCCGTCCTATGATTGAAAAGGCTCTGCTTCGTGAAACCACCGGCTCCGGCATCCAAAGCCAAGGATCAGAAATTGTCTCGAAGCGGATAGAAGGCGACCTTGAATTTAACCTCAAGGTGAACTCAATTGGCTGGCTGTTCCGCAGCTTGTTAGGTTCTTCGGCATCAGTCGCAAAGTCAGCCCCGAACGCCGCAGTTTACGACCACACTTTTAGTCTTCTCACCGGCAACCCCCAGCACCCCACCTTAACGCTGGCCCTCTCAGTTTTAGGCGGGCAAGACTACCAGTACAACGGCGTGCAGGTCAGCTCGCTAGAGCTTCGCACTCCGATTGACGACTTGGTGAACGCTACAGTCGGTTTCATCGGGCGCAACGAAACCGCAGTCTCTGACTACACCATAGCCTTCAGCACAGGGGACGTGCCGTTCAGACAGCAAGACATCACCATCAAGATTGCCAATGATATAGCTGGCCTCGGTGCAGCTTCCGCGATCAGCCTTAAAGATTTTTCGCTATCCATCAATAACAACGCCCGCCCTGATATGAATATCGGCAGTCTTACCCCGGCT